AAAAGACCTTGCTGGTTTTTGGGCGCAAATAGCGCTTGCACCTGGTGCAATGGCCGAAGACAAAACACTTCCTTTCGAAGCGCAAATCATTGACTATTTATTGAAGCTTCACGCTCGTGAATTAGACAAATTAATATGGAACGGAAACATCGCGACTGGTTCTGGAAACCTTGCATTCATGAACGGATTCCGTCAGTTCTTAACAACTGCGAACGGTTGTGTGAACTTGAATACATCGGCTTATGCTTCAATCACTGCGTCGAACGCTTATGATGTTTTTTACGAAGCATTCACAAACACACCAACGAACGTAGCGGAAGGAGAAGAATTCATTTGTTTCACTGGTCGTGAATCATTCAACTTTTTGTTAAAGAATTTAGTTGACTTGAATCTTTACCATTTCGCACCAGGAGAATTCGCAACAATGAACGAACTACTTTTACCAGGTTCAAACATGCGAGTTGTTAAGGTGAACGGATTGAACGGAACTGATAACATTTACACTGGTCGTTCTTCACATTTCATCTTCGGAACTGATTTATCTTCTGATTTCGAATCATATGACCTTTGGTATTCATTCGACGATGACTTGATATATTTAAGATCTAAATTCCGCGCTGGTGTTCAAGTACCTTTCTTGAATCAAATCGGAGTTTGGAACGGAACAAGTTCACCATCTTAATAAATTAATTAATAATCACGACGGCCGGGCAACCGGCCTTCATTAAACTTAAAAAAATATGTCTTGTGAAATGACATCCGGCTACAATGACCGGACATGTACAAACGGAAAAGGTGGCATTAAAAGCGTTTTATTGTTTCCATTGGGAAATGTTGCGACTTCAAATATCACGTTAAACGAGGTGACAACATTGACGGTGACTGGCGAAACATTTCTTTATAAATTGAAATCAAACCTTTCTTCGTACACCGCACCAATAAAAGTTAATAAAGACAACGGTACTTTATTTTATGAGCAATCTTTGTCTATGATCCTTGCATCCGACAACAAAGAATTAAGAAGTGAAATTCACTTGCTTGCACAAAACGAAGTTGTTTGTTTGGTTGAAAATGCTGATGGTTCAATTGTTGCACTTGGATTCGGTGAAGGTCTTCAAATCGCTGATGCGAATGAATACACTTCAGGCGTTTTAAAAGGTGACCGAAAAGGACACGTTCTTGTTCTTAATGGAATGGAGAACGAAGAAGTTCCAGACGTTGATCCGGCAATTTACGCAACATTGTTGACACAACAATCGCCGTCAATCTAATACTTTACTAATTAAATTTAAACGAAGGGAAAGGAAAAATTATTTCTTTCCCTTTTTTTGTGTAATTTTAACGTTATGAAAATAAAAAAAGAATACATCGGGTCAAAATGTTGGTCAAAGTTATTGTCAAAATGGTTAATAATTGACGAAACAAAAGGCGATTTTTACATGAAAGTCGGCATTTTTTACATTTACGAAACAATCGCACCAAAATTAATTAAGTATGTTGATAATACAAAGAAACGGAACAACGCCATTGATAGTGACGGTGACGGAATTGACAACGATTCCGAATCCAAGTTACTTATTTGAGTTCGTACACGAACAAAGCTTCAAGGAATATCGATGCGTTTTGAATAATATTTCAACCGCGACACCGCGCTTTGATGAATTTGTTTTAATTGATGGCGTTGATGTGACTTTTGATTACAACGGATATTATATTTACAACATTTACGAACAACAATCGCCGGGAAATCTTGATCCGGACTTGGCCGTGTCACTGGTTGAAACCGGACGCGCCGAAGTCATCGAAATAGATTCGCCGTCACATGAATACGATTCACCGATTTATTTCAATATATATGAATAACGACAAAATTAAAATGACTTCGCTTTCCTTTCGGAAAGAATTCGTAAAACCGGACGAAGAAAAAGACCGTTCACTTGGATTCGTGAAATGGGGAAAGAAAAACGATTATCCGTATTTTTTAATTGACCTTTTCAACGGATCGGCTTGGCATCAAGGAATTGTCAAGACGAAAACCTTTTACATTGCCGGCGGTGGCCTTGAAGTTGTGACCGGTGACATGCAAGCTTTCATCGACAACCAGTATTCGCCTTTCGACATGAACGAAATCGCGGAACAACTGGCATTCGACTTCGAATTATTTGGCGCATTCGCGGTCAAAGGTACATGGAATCGCGAAGGAACAAGGGTTGCGAAGTGGGAATACTTGGATGTTGACGCCATAAGAATGACCGAAGACGAAAGGATTTATTATTTGTCGGACGATTGGGCGGCATTGAATCAATCGGCTGAAAAAACCAATCTTCGAATGTTTCCGGCGCTTGACGAAAACAATAAAACCGGTTCATTCATTATCTATTATAAAGAACCGTCAAAGCGATCAAGGAAAGAAAAGGGAATTTACCCAAAACCAACTTACAACGGCGGATTGACGGCCATTCAAACGGATGTTGACATCGCTAAATTTCACATGTACGAATTGCAAAACGGATTTAAATCCGGGACGTTGATCAATATGCCGTCTGGATTCCCGGAATCAACCGAAGAATTGAATCGAATAACCGAATCAATAAAAGGACGAACGCAATCGGTTGAAGATGCCGGCGAAATAATTATAACTTTTTCCGATGGCGCTGATTTAGCGCCGACGGTTCAACAATTGAACGGCAATGACCTTGACAAGCGTTATGAAGTCACAATGCAATCCGTTCAACAAAACATTCTTGTCGCGCATTCCGTAACCGCACCGACATTGTTCGGCGTTATGCAACAAGGATCTTTCAACGCGGCGGAATCCGGTGATTTATTCGAAATATTTAAAACAACTTATGTTTCAACGCGTCAAAAACGAATTGAATGGATGCTTAACTACATGGCGGAACTTGGCGGTTATATTGGAACTGTGAAATTGGTTGATGTATTGCCGTTGAAATCGGTTGCAAAAGAAACAACCATTGAACCGGTTGCAGCTTGCAAGCAATTATTTTCAAAAGATGAACTTTCAATCTTTTCGGAATTCGGCGAAAGTCAAGACGATTACATTGTTTTGGGAAACATTCCAATTGAATGGAACACACCGCACCAAGAAATCATGAAAAGGCATGATCAACTATTTGAAAAAATTGGCGAAATAACTTTAACGCCTGGAGGTTCGGGAAAGTAAACGGGGACGGCGATTCCCCAGAATTTGAAATTCGCTATTCGTATAGAACAAGACCGGACGTCCCCGAACCGATCACGCAATCGCGCGCGTTTTGTGAAAAATTAATTCAGTTAAATCGAACTTATTCACGCCAGGACATCGACACAATTTCAACGCGAGTTGATCGCGACGTCTGGAAATACAAAGGCGGTTGGTATACGAACCCGGACACCGGAAAAACAACGCCTTATTGTCGCCATGAATGGGTTCAACAAATTGCAATCAAAAAACCGGCGGTTGGAATTACCGCACCTGGACAACCAGTGGTTGAAGAACCATTGATTGAAGTTGGTGAAATAAAAATCAACACAATCAAAGAAGGACGCGAATTTGCCAAAAAGATAATTGAAGAAGCGCTTGGAGTTAAAGCAAAGGTTTCAATTAGTTCGCAATTAAGAGTTGAAAATTTTGAAAAAAGATTGGTTCAAGTAAAAAAATTATTTAGTGAATATAAAGTTGACGATTTAATTGAAGATGAAATTCAATTTAATTTTCAATCAAATTATATTGAAAATAAAGGCCTTTTGTTCGGAGTTGTCAAAAGATACGGAGTTCAAACAATTCAAGGTGAAAAATTCAAAATAAGACAAATAAATGTTGGTCATGAAAATGATAATGAAATGCTTGATGAAAGACGAGTTTGGAAAACTGAAAAAGGATTTATACAATTTGCCGAAGGTAATAAAGTTGATGCTAAAAATTTACAAATTGCCGTGACAACGCATGAATTCGCGCATGTAATTTCAAGCAGCCGCGCCGCCTTATACAACAATAATACAACAATGTTGAAATACTGGGATGAATTAAGAGTCATTCAAAAACAATACTGGCAAGAACGTGATTTATTAAGATCAAAACAAGATATAAAACAACTTAACAAAATTTATCTTGGAAAATATTCGGAAACAAACATCGATGAATTTCATGCCGAAGCATTTATGGAATATAAATTAAGTGCTAATCCGTCAAAATATGCTACTTTAGTCGGAAATTTAATTGATAAAAACTTTAAAAAATGACACAAACAAGAAATTTAATTTGTTTTAGATGCAAAAATTGGGTTGATTTTAAAGGTTGCCCGGCGTTCCCGGACGGCATTCCCGAAGAAATTCTTGAAACAAATGAACATTCAGAAATTATAAAAGGTCAAATCGGAAAATTTATATTTGATCCAATTGATGAAGATGAATTAACAAATTAAAACAAAAATAAAATTATGAATTATCTTTTATCCGTTGACAATCTCAAAAAACTTGGATTGATCCATTCGAACACCGACACGAAAATTCTG